GACGGTGCTAGAAGTTATTCAAAGGCTCCTATAAAGGCAAGTGCCTCGGCAATTATTACCTCTATTTCTGGGGATATTAATACGGTTGAGCCGGGAGATTTCGTTGCAGACTTTAGCGATCCAATTGATGTAAATTACTTAACAAATAAAACATCTGCAACAAAGACCATAGGCAGCGGATCAAGAGCATTTGTTCCAGGAAAACCAACCTCTAGTTTCAATCTAGGATTCGGTGTTTTTGCTGGTAGTACTTCCGGATCTGTTGAAATTTCTTCCTATGATGCTTACGCAATTGGTACTGGTGGTTCATACACCGTACAATTTAGCGGTGGAGCCACCTCTAGTTTTACAGTAACATCAATTACTGGACCTAGTATAAATATGAGTGATTGTACCGTATTGTTCACAACAGATACACTTATTCAGTCGGAAAATACATTTAACCTAATATTCAATATCTAACATGGCCGCATACCCCTTTGACGATCAATTTCCATTAACTAATTACCCCTATTCAAGCAGAACATGGGGCGGAAGTGTTGATTCTACCACCAAGAAAAACCATTCTATGGTGGCGTTCAAGGCTGGTAGCAAACTACAGGCATCTGAACTAAACGAACTGCAAGAAATTTTGTTCCTTCAGAATAGTCTAAACATGAATATGATTCATGAATGGACTAGCCATTTGGCAGGCACTACAGCCAAAGGTCCAGCCTGGGATGGTTCTACTCCCCTATTCCCCAAGAGCCACCCACAAGGCGGTACAGCCCTTCCATTGGTCGGCTATACCTTCAATAGCTCTAACGGTATCACTATATCCTTCAGAGAAGGTTGGTATCTAGCTACACTACCCTCTGGCGTGAAGGACTGGGTTTACAACAATACAGATAAAACTGTAAGAATTAGCACCACAGCAAGCGTAGAATATTACGCTGGACTTTCTTTTGGGATAGATTATATTACATGCACTGATGATTCGTCACTTAGCGACAATTCAAGCGGTGCTCCAAACACAAGCATTTGTGGAGCGGATAGATATCAAATCAGTTTCTCTGCTGCTCAGATCACAGGAGCTTCAGGATTTAACAACGACACCTTCAATAGAATTTTGAGTTTTAATGCTGTTGGATCTACTTTGACTATCAAATATATTAATGGTACAACAATCTGAGGAATTATATGAGTGAAAAGAAACCTTGTAATTGTGCAAATAAGAAGAAATTTTCAGACTCACCACTAGAACAATCAAAAATTAAAAAGTCCATTAGTATGATCCAAGGCTATGCCATGGCTATGGCATCGCGTGGATTTAAAGATAAGAAGGTCGATAAGACCGTAAAGCAACTTAGAGTATTAAGTTGCTTTGGTAATGAAGGACAGGGAGGAGAATTGCCTCCGTGTAGCCATCTAAAAAAATCAGAGACAGACGGAAAGTTCTTTTGTGGAGCCTGTGGCTGTGGAGATAGAAAGGCCACATGGCTTAATGGCACAGAAGAAGAGTATAGCAAGCTTGATTATCCAAAGGTAAATTGTCCAATTACAATGCCAGGATTCTCAAACTACACTCCCAGCCAGCCACACGAAGCTAATGAACCTCAGAGTAGAAAGCATTACATCGAAAATATGAACTTTATGGAAGTTCAAAAAGTAGAAGTAACTTCTCCTGAAACTCCAAAAGAAGTAGCTGATGTTATTGACGCTCTACAGACGGTAGAGAAGAGCAAGGAGACTCCGAAGTAATGGCTGTGCATAAATACAGTAAATGGCACAACCTAACTCCAGAGAATCCATAATTCAGTACGCTTTCCGGCAGCTAGGTGCTCCGGTTGTAGAAATAAACGTAGACCAGCAGCAAGCTCAGGATAGACTTGATGATGCTTTACAATTCTTCTCAGAACGCCATTTTGATGGTGTTGAGAGAGCCTTTTTTACATATGCTTTAACACAACAAGATATTACAAACAAGTATATCAATACAAATAATTTGGGACAAATAGTTGGATCTAGCACTGGTAGTCCTACTGGATACGATATTCTTTCTGTAATTAGAATTCTTCCTTTCGGAACTTTGACCAGTAATTATCTTTTCGATGTAAGATATCAATTAGCCCTAAACGATGTTTATGGTATTAATACAAACTTAGGATTTGTTAATTCATCTCCGATTGCAAATTTTGATATTACTAAGAGATATATTCGACTGATTGAAATGATGTTCGATCCAGAAAGAACTGCTCGTTTCAATAAAGTAACAAATAAACTGTATATCGAAACTGACTGGTCTGCTTTGTCGGCTGGTACTTATATTGTAGTAGAAGCTTATGTGAATTTAAATCCTGATGTTTATACAGAAATCTTTAACGATAGAATGGTGAAGAAATATTTCACTGCTCTTGTCAAGAGACAATGGGGACAGAATCTTTCCAAGTTTGATGGGGTTGCATTGCCCGGTGGTGTTCAATTAAGAGGTGGTACTATTCTCGCTGAGGCGGAAAGAGAAATTGCAATCCTTGAAGATCAAATTATTTCTGCATACGAACTCCCACCAGATATGATGACTGGATAATATGGCTCGTAATCCTTACTTCAAATTTCAAGCAGGAGAACAGAATGTTTCTGAGGATATCATCGTTGAAATAATCAAGATGATGGGCCAGAATGTCTGGTACATTCCAAGGGAATTTGTAAATCTTGATAGACTTTTTGGTGAAGATCAGCTCAATAAATTCACAAAAGCATATCAAATCGAAATGTATCTCGCTTCCATTGCTGGATACGAGGGTACTGATGTAATCACAAAGTTTGGTCTTGAAGTCAAAGATAGAGTGACATTGGTTGTTAGTAGAAAGAGATTTACGAACGAGGTTACTACGCATAGCTCAACCATCGTTCGCCCAAGAGAGGGCGATATAATATATTTTCCCCTCTCAAAAACCATGTTTGAAATCAATTTCGTAGAACATGAAGCTCCGTTCTACCAATTGGACAAACTGTATGTTTACACATTATCTTGCGAAACCTTCAACTATTCTGCCGAACAGTTTGCTACAGGTAATAGCGAAATGGATACTATATCTAATGTGAAGCAGAGTACTTATACTTTCTATGCAAATATAAATGGTGTTGGATTCCAGACAGCATATTCGAATCTGACTCTCGGAGAAAAGCTGTACATCTCTGGCAGTTTAACAGGAACAACAGCATATTTCAGACTACTAGATTACACTCTAAATCAAGATAATCTTGAGCTTGAAATTATGGCTCTTGATGGAGTCACCTTCCTGGATCCTACTGTAATAACAAGAGAAAATACAGGAAATACATTCGGATTACTTACAACGGAAAATACCGGAAACTATGGAATCATCAATCCCATTCTTGGAGATGCAGACGGAGAAAACCCTCCTCTGGATTATCAAAGAGGATTCACTGGTGCTGGAAGCAAGTACGATATTCCTATAATTAACTTTAGTGAAACTGATCCATTCTCACAGGGCAATTACTAATGTTTAATACATTTAATAATCAGTCTATCAGAAAATTAGTAGTTGCATTTGGATCATTATTTGATCAAATTTATGTAACTAGGAAAAATGATACTACCGGGACACAGGAAAATATAAAAGTTCCGATTACATTTTCTTCAAAAGAAAAATTTCTGAGAAGATTGGAATCAAATTCTTCAATTACTGACAAAGTAAAAACACAGATCAATTTGCCGTATTTGAGCTTTGAAATGAACGCGGTGGCATATGATCGTACAAGAAAGAGAAATAAGCTTAGAGTAGCAACAACTTTAGATCAGTCCGGAATCTCTCACAAATCTTTTTCAGAGACTCCAGTTGATGTCGAATTTCGTCTTTATTTTTACTCAAGAAGCATGGAAGAAATTCTTCAGATAGCAGAGCAAATTCTTCCCTATTTTAATCCAGAGTTTAATATAAGAATAAACTTCAACGATCTTTATCAAGATATAAATGTACCTATTAATTATAGAGATTTTAGAATTCTTGATGACTATGAAGGAGCATTGACCAACAATAGAAGAATTTTGATTGGTACAATGGTATTTGTTGCCAATAGCTATGTCTTTGGAGAAATAAAGTCTGGCAATCCACCAACAAGCACATCTCTAAGAATTGCTGACTTGTTGACTGAAGACTATGTTGCTCCAGTAACCTCATTGACTATAAATTCAAGTCTCCCTGCATTTAATTATAACTATCCAGCAGATACAGCAGTTTTGTTTAGTAATCTTATATGGACAGAAGAAAATGTTCCAAATTCAACAACAACAGTATTGGTATTGAACGATGATTCTGAAGTTTTATATTCCGGAGCAACAGAAGCAGGAAGACAATCATTAACAACTGCGATGTATAATGATGTTCTTGAAAGTATTGCGAACTATTTAAACGCTTGCGGTACTGTAGTAACTGGTCTTAAAACCTACACTCTGATTGTTCAAAACGGTCAACTCAGTGATTCGAAGACATTTAAAATCAATAGCTTTAATGGTACTGGAGTGTGTGAGCCTGTTAGAAGCTTGTTGATTAATACAGGTTTGCCGTTGCTGAATTACTCAGTGCCAAGTCAAAACAGTCTATTAACAACACAATTGTTCTGGGATGAAAGTAATGTTTTAGGAGTTACTACGGCTGCTAAAATTTTCGATGATGAAGACAATTTGATCTATTCTAAGGTTGTAAATGCTGGCGTAGAAACATTGGTATTTGAAGATATAGACGATATTGTTCTTGCAATAGCAAATGATTTGAATACATGTGGTCAGGTTTATAGTGATTTAAGTGCATATACATTTAA